ATGACCATGACCACCTCGCAAGAGGGACCCTCGACATTGGTGGAGAGCATCACCGGTGTCGAACTGCAGTTGATGGACCTTCGGGCCGATCTTCTGGAGATGCAAAAACGTATCCGCGCCGGTGACGTCGCGGGTTTGAAAGACAGCACAAAAGCCATCTCCGATATCCGGCAATGGCTCAAAATCGCACATGAAACGGAGATCCTCCATGAAGAACGCCGCAGAAAAGAAAAAGGTATCGTCAAGGACTATGCCCTCGATTTCGACGAGGCCCGACATCAGATCGGGTGCCGGTTGGATCGCCTCCGCCGAACCTGCGGTGCAGGACGCCTTCCTAAATGAACTCAGCGAGGGAGAGCTTTTGGCTCTCCCTTATTTGTTTGAGTTCTGGGCCCTGGACCACCAATTGCCGCCCGAAGGCGATTGGCGGTCCTGGGTGATCATGGGCGGGCGCGGCGCGGGCAAAACCCGCGCAGGGGCGGAATGGGTCCGCTCTGTCGTGGAGGGGCCGCGCCCGATGGACAAGGGGCGCTGTTCACGACTGGCTTTGGTTGGCGAGACGATTGATCAGGTCCGCGAAGTGATGGTGTTCGGGGAAAGCGGCATTCTTGCCTGCTCGCCCCCCGATCGCCGCCCCGAGTGGCAAGCCAGCCGCAAACGGTTGCTATGGCCCAACGGCGCCACGGCGCAGGTGTTCTCCGCCCATGATCCCGAAAGCCTGCGCGGTCCGCAATTTGACGGGGCATGGGTGGATGAGTTGGCGAAATGGAAGCGTGCCCAAGACACATGGGACATGCTGCAATTCGGCTTGCGCCTTGGCGAGACGCCGCAGGTTTGCATCACCACCACGCCGCGCAATGTCGGTGTGCTTAAACAAATCCTTGCTTCGCCTTCGACCGTGACCACCTCGGCCCCGACCGAGGCCAATGCAGCCTATTTGGCCGACAGCTTCTTGGAAGAAGTGCGCGCGCGTTATGCGGGTACGCGATTGGGGCGGCAGGAATTGGATGGCGTGCTCTTGGAGGATGCCGAGGGCGCGCTTTGGACTTCGGCCCTGCTCGAAGAGCTACAGGTCGAGGCGGTGCCGGAGTTTGACCGTATCGTTGTCGCCGTCGATCCGCCGGTTAGCGGTAAGGAGACCTCGGATGAATGCGGGATCGTTGTGGTGGGGGCCTGCACCAGCGGCCCTGTACACGAATGGAAGGCTTACGTTCTTGAGGATGCCTCGATCGGGGCCGCCACACCGACACGTTGGGCCACCGCAGCCATTACCGCGATGGAGAAATGGGGCGCCGAGCGATTGGTCGCGGAAGTGAACCAAGGCGGCGATCTGGTCGAATCTGTTATTCGGCAGGTCGACCCATTGGTGCCGTTGAAAAAGGTCCATGCCAGCCGCGGCAAGGTCGCCCGCGCCGAGCCGGTGTCGGCGCTATATGAACAGGGCCGGGTCAAACACCTGCGCGGGCTTGGCGCGCTTGAGGACCAAATGTGCCGCATGACTGCGCAGGGCTATGAGGGCAAAAATAGCCCTGATCGCGTTGATGCATTGGTCTGGGCGCTGACGGAATTGATGATTCTTCCGGCGGCAAAATGGCGGCGCCCGCAGGTGCGTGCGCTCTAGTTGAGGCTCCTTAACCATTTGATAGGCATCTTCTCCCCAAGCCAGAGGGCAGCACCAGAACACTTCCACCGCTGCCCTCGGACCCTTTGAAACCTGCCCGTCTCTGCGGTGTCAGGCGCGGCCTCAAAAGCCGCATCGCGCAAGATCCAAAAGGAGCACCGAATGACGGTTTTTGATTTCTTTCGCCGCAGCGAAGCCACCCAAGTGCCCGAGCAAAAAGCCAGCGCCACCGGCCCTGTGGTCAGCTATCACAGCGCCGGCCGTGTGGCATGGAGCCCGCGCGATACGGTGTCCTTGACCCGTACAGGGTTTGCCGGAAATCCGGTCGGGTTTCGCACCGTTAAACTGATCGCCGAAGCTGCTGCCGCGCTGCCTTTGGTGCTTCAAGACGACCGTACCCGTTACGACAGCCATCCGATGCTACGTCTGATCCAAAGCCCAAATCCGGCGCAGGGCCGCGCTGAATTGTTTGAATCGCTTTACGGGCAATTGCTCTTGTCGGGCGATGCCTATCTTGAGGCTGTCGGCGGCGAAGACGGCACACCGGTGGAATTGCACGTGCTGCGGTCGGACCGGATGAGCCTTGTCCCCGGTGCGGATGGATGGCCGGTGGCCTATGATTACACCGTTGGCGGGCGCAAGCACCGTTTTGACGTGGCGGGCGGGCACCCCAGCATTTGCCACATAAAAAACTTCCACCCGCAGGACGATCATTACGGATTCAGCCCGATGCAAGCCGCCGCCATGGCGATTGACGTGCATAACAGTGCCAGCCGGTGGTCCAAGGCTTTGCTCGACAACGCGGCGCGGCCTTCTGGCGCGATCATCTACAAAGGGTCGGACGGGCAGGGCAGCCTGTCTGCCGATCAATATGACCGGCTGGTGAATGAAATGGAAAGCCATCACCAAGGCGCGCGCAATGCGGGGCGGCCGATGTTGCTGGAAGGCGGGCTGGATTGGAAACCGATGGGGTTTTCGCCCTCGGATATGGAATTCCAAAAGACCAAAGAAAGCGCCGCGCGTGAGATTGCCATTGCCTTTGGCGTGCCGCCGATGCTTTTGGGCATACAGGGCGATGCGACCTATGCCAATTATCAAGAGGCCAATCGCGCCTTTTACCGCTTGACCGTGTTGCCTTTGGCGACCCGCGTGGCGGCGGCGGTGGCCGATTGGTTGTCAGGCTTCACCGGTGAGGAATTGCACCTCAAACCCGATCTTGATCAGGTGCCGGCCTTGGCCGCCGAACGCGACGCGCAATGGACGCGTGTCTCGCAGGCCAGCTTTCTGACCGACGCAGAAAAACGTGCGATTTTGGGCCTGCCGCCGGTCGATAACGAGACAATGGCAGACCCGTTGACTGCGGAGCAAAGCGATGAGTGAGGAAAGCCACCGCTTCGGGATGGAGCAGTTTGATTGCGCGCCCGGTCTGCGCTTGCAGGCCCACGAACGGGTAAGTGATTTGCATATTCAGGGGCTTACGCGACGCCTCGATAAGTTGGACGAGATGATGGAACGGCTTGAACGCCGTTTGTGGCTGACGGTCTACGGCGTGGTCGGCGCGATTCTGGCGCAGGCGCTCCAATCCTTTGTGGTGAGCGCACATTGAGCGCGGCGCATCATCCGACTTCGGCAATGAAAGGACAGAACATGGATATGGATACAGGACTTGAGCAGAAATTCTGCCGCTTTGACAGCGAGTTGACCGTTCTGGATGGCACCAAGGTCGAAGGCTATGCCTCGGTCTTTGGGGCCTGCGATCAAGGCGGCGATATCGTCCAGAACGGCGCCTATGCCGAAAGCCTCAAACGCCTTACATCCGAGGCCCGAGCCGTGAAAATGTTGTGGCAACATGATCCGGCGCAACCCATCGGCATTTGGGATGAGGTGCGCGAGGACGGGCGCGGTCTCTACGTCAAAGGGCGTTTGTTGGAGAGCGTCGCCAAAGGGCGCGAGGCCGCCGCCTTGATCGAGGCAGGCGCGATTGACGGCCTGTCGATCGGCTATCGCACCGTCAAGGCGACGAAGAACACCAAGGGCCAGCGGCTCTTGACGGAACTGGAACTTTGGGAGGTGTCGCTTGTGACCTTCCCGATGCTTCCCAGTGCGCGGGTGGGAGTGAAAGGCGATGGCCTTGAGCGCGATGCCCTGCGCGATCTGGCGGCGGCCTTTGAGGACGCCCGCCAGTCCATGGCGCAAGACTGACGCGCTTATCGTAACCAAACGCAACCGACCAAGGGGACGTTTTATGACGCAGACCGAGAGCAAGTCTCGGACCGGAGAAGCTATGTCTCCGGTCTCCGAGGTGAAGACCGCCATGACAGGCTTCATTAGCGACTTCAAAGGCTTCCGAGCCGATATTCACAACCGACTTCAACAGCAAGAAGAGCGATTGACCATGCTTGACCGTAAACAAATGACCGCCGCACGTCCGGCCTTGGCCGCTTCGGGCGATTTTGACGCCCCCCATCAGAAAGCCTTCAACGCTTATCTGCGCGGCGGCGATGATGATGCGCTGCGCGGTTTGATGATGGAGGGCAAATCCATGTCCACCGCAGTGAACTCCGATGGTGGCTATCTCGTCGACCCGCAGACCGCAGAGACGGTAAAATCGGTGCTCAAATCAACCGCGTCGATCCGCGCCGTGGCCAATGTGGTTAATGTCGAGGCGACCTCTTATGATGTGCTCGTTGACACCTCCGACATCGGGTCGGGTTGGGTGACGGAGACCGGGGCACTGACCGAAACCGCGACGCCCACCATCGACCGCATTTCCATTCCGCTCTATGAGCTCTCGGCCCTGCCGAAAGCCTCTCAGCGTCTTTTGGATGACGCCGCATTTGACATCGAAGGTTGGCTGGCGGCGCGCATCGCCGACAAATTCTCTGCCGCCGAAGCAGGCGCCTTTATCAATGGCGATGGCATCGACAAACCGACCGGTATTTTGAACCACACCCAAGTGGCTGAAGACAGCTGGGCCTGGGGGTCTTTGGGCTATATCGCAACAGGCACAGATGGCGGTTTCGACGCCAGTAATCCGGCCGATGCGATCATCGAATTGGTCTATGCTTTGGGCGCACAATACCGCGCCAACGGCACCTTTGTGATGAACTCGAAAACCGCTGGCCAAGTGCGTAAGCTCAAAGACGCCGACGGTCGTTTCCTGTGGTCCGATGGTCTGGCGGCGGGCGAACCTGCACGCCTGATGGGGTATCCGGTTCTGATTGCCGAGGACATGCCGGATGTGGCATCCGACGCGGCTGCGATTGCATTTGGCGACTTCGAAGCCGGCTACACCATTGCAGAGCGTCCCGACCTGCGCGTCATGCGTGATCCTTTCTCCGCAAAACCCCATGTCCTCTTTTATGCGACCAAGCGCGTGGGCGGCGACGTGAGCGACTTTGCCGCGATCAAGTTGTTGAAATTCGGCACCGCCTAAACGGGCATAGCCGATGGGGAGGCGGGCATGGTCCGCCCTCCCGCGCACGGCGTCTTCAAAAAAGCGTTGTCCAGCTGCTCCCCTCCGTCCGAGCAACGCGGAGGCGCCGTGCGCATATTCCCTTCGGGGGGAGGAAAATTTGCGGAGTGATCCCATGATGTTAATCGAAGAAAGCGCGGTGCCGCAAAGCGCCCTTCCGCTGGATGAATTTAAAGACCACCTGCGCCTTGGTACCGGGTTTTCCAACATTGGTTTGCAAGATTCAGTGCTTGAAAGCTTCCTGCGTGCGGCCATTGCCGCAATCGAGGCGCGCACTGGCAAGATTCTGATCACACGGGATTTTTCCTGGACGTTGAGCTGTTGGCGCGATCAATCCGGACAGGCCTTGCCGGCCGCGCCGGTTGTCAGCCTGACCTCGGTCGCGATGACAGATGCCGGCGGGACACAAACGGTGCTGGATCCGGCGGGCTATTATCTGGAGCGGGATCAACAACGCCCGCGTTTGCGCGCCAAAACCGGTCTTCTGCCTTTGGTCCCCTTGGGCGGCTCGGTCGATATTCTGTTTACCGCCGGCATGGGCGCGACATGGGATGAGTTGCCCGCAGATCTGGGCCAGGCGGTCCTGCTTTTGGCGGCGCATTATTATGAATATCGGTCCGAGACGGCGCTTGGCAGCGGTTGCATGCCCTTTGGCGTCACCTCGTTGATTGAGCGCTATCGGACCCTGCGTGTTCTGGGCGGCAAGGGAGGCACGGCGTAATGGCAGAGCTTCCCAACCTTAGCCGCGCCTTGGCTCTCGAAACACCGCTGCGCACGCCCGATGGGGCGGGGGGCTATGATGAGGTCTGGCAGGTGCTTGGCACGCTGTGGGCCGAGGTCATTGCCGCCGGGGGCCGCCAACGCACGGGCGCGGCCACGGCCGTTTCGGATGTTGGCTACCGCGTCATCGTGCGCGCGGCCCCGCCAGGCGACGAACGCCGCCCGCGCCCCGAACAACGGTTTCGTGAAGGTGCGCGCGTGTTCAACATTCTTGCTGTGGCCGAAGACGATCCGACCGGCCGCTATTTAACCTGCTATGCCAATGAGGAGCTTGTGCCATGAGTTATGTGACTTCGCCGGCGTTACAAGCGGCTGTGTTCAGCGCGCTTTCTGCCGATCCCACGGTAACCGGCCTGGTGAGTGGGGCGATTTATGATGCGCTCCCTTCGGGCACTTTGCCATCGACCTATGTCAGCCTTGGGCCGGAAACGGTGTTCGGGGCGTCGGATATGACCTCGGAGGGTGCATTGCACAAATTCGAAGTTTCCGTCGTCACCACCGACCAGGGCTTTCAAAGCGCCAAAGACGTTGGCGCAGCAATCTGCGACGTGCTCATCGACGCAGACCTGACCCTCTCGCGTGGCACGCTGATCGGTATCGGTTTCGACCGTGCCGTGGCCCTGCGCGAAGAGAACGGCACCGTACGGCGTATTAACCTCACGTTTCGCGCAAGAGTAGAGGCTTAGGCCAGATCCCTGCGCGGGGCATTTTTTACCACCATCCACCACCATTTGGAGTGACGAGCATGACAGCCCAGAACGGCAAAGATCTTTTGATCAAAGTAGACATGACTGGCGATGGCCAGTTCCAAACCGTGGCGGGTTTGCGCGCCACGAGGATCGCTTTCAACGCCGAAAGCGTCGACGTAACCTCATTGGAAAGCCAAGGCGGCTGGCGCGAACTGTTGGGCGGCGCCGGTGTGCGTTCGGCCACAATCACCGGTTCGGGCGTCTTCAAAGACGAACAAACGGATGAACGCGCCCGGCAGATTTTCTTTGACGGCGAGACACCGGATTTTCAAGTGATCATCCCTGATTTCGGCAACGTGGAAGGTCCGTTCCAAATTACCTCGATTGAATATGCCGGCACCTTCGATGGCGAGGCCACCTATGAGCTGTCATTGGCCTCTGCCGGTGCCTTGCTCTTTACAGCGGCGGTCTAACCCCATGGCGAACCCTTGGACGGGCGAGGTCACCCTTGCCATAGATGGAGAGCAGCGGGTTCTGAAACTGACCTTGGGGGCTTTGGCGGAGCTTGAAGAGAGCCTCGACGGGAGCACCCTGGTGGACCTTGTCGAGCGCTTCGAAGCCGGTGCGTTTTCCAGCCGTGATGTGCTTGCGCTCATCGTGGCGGGTTTGCGCGGCGGCGGTTGGCAAGGCAGCAGCCGTGATCTGCTGTCGGCAGAAATTGCGGGCGGCCCGATGGGTGCGGCGCGCGCGGCGGCGCAATTGCTCGCGCGGGCCTTCATGTTGCCCGAGGAGCGTGCCGGATGACGGGTCTTGATTGGCCCGTGTTGATGCGGGCGGGGATCCACGGGCTTGGCCTGTCCCCGTCCGAGTTTTGGCGCCTGACCCCGGCAGAGCTTCGGCTGATGCTGGGGGAAAGCGGCGGGAGTGTCCCGCTGGCGCGGTCGCGGCTCGACGAGCTGCTCGAAGCCTATCCCGATGCCGAAGGAGGCACAGACGATGAGTCAATTTAACGGTTTGGACAATCTCGACATTCAGGTGTCGGCGCTGGAGGCGACGCTGGGTGATGCGGCGGTGGTCGCGGCAAGTTTCAATGAGGAACTAAGCACGATCCGCACGACATTATCCGGCACGCAAACTGACGTGGCGACGCTTGAAAAAGGGCTCTCGCGCGGTTTGCGCAAGGCCTTTGATAATGCGGTTTTCGACGGCGCACGTTTGTCAGAAGTGATGCGCGACGTGGCGCAAACCATGGCGAACACCGCATATTCCCAAGCGCTTAAGCCGGTGACAGATCAGGTCGGCAGCACCATTGCCCAAGGCATTGGATCGCTGGTGGGGGCGGCTTTGCCCTTCGGCAACACCGGCCTTTTTGGCGGTGCAAAAACCGCGAGCGTGGCGGGGTATGACAGCGCGAGGAGCGCGGTGATGAGCGCCTCCGAACGGTTGGGCAATGGCATGCAAACCGCTGGACCGGTCAGCGTGGTGATGAATATCTCGACCCCCGACGCAGCGAGTTTTCAGCGCAGCAATGCACAGGTCGCCGCCGAGATGTCCCGCGCGCTTAGTCGCGGGCAACGCAATCGCTGACCCGGCGGATCACGACAGGTAGGGGCACGCGCCCCGTAACAGAATATTTGAGGAGCACGACAATGGGATTTCATGAAACACGGTTTCCGGCTTCGCTCAGTTTTGGATCGGTCGGCGGGCCCGAGAGGCGCACAGATGTGGTCACCCTTGCCAACGGGTTCGAAGAGCGCAACACGCCATGGGCCCATTCGCGCCGCCGCTACGATGCGGGCGTTTCGATGCGCAGCCTCGACGATATTGAAACCTTGATTTCGTTTTTCGAGGCACGCAACGGGCAGCTGAATGGCTTTCGTTGGAAGGATTGGGCCGACTATAAATCGTGCCTGGCATCCCGGGACATTGCCTATGACGATCAGGTGATTGCCATTGGCGACGAGATCGAGGCCAGCTTCCAATTGACCAAAACCTACCGGTCAGGCGATGAAAGCTATACCCGCCCGATCACCAAACCGGTGGCCGGCACGGTGCGGGTCGGGGTGGCCGGTGATGAGCTGCAAGAGGGCATACATTATTCGGTCGACACTGCCACTGGCATTGTTACCTTTGTTCACCCGCCCAACGAAGGTTTCGAGATCACCGCCGGGTTTGAATTTGACGTGCCGGTGCGGTTTGACACCGACCGCATTCAGACTTCGGTATCATCCTTTCGGGCGGGCAATGTGCCCTCGGTTCCGGTGGTCGAGGTGCGCATCTGATGGGCTATTCCGATGAATTCAAAACCCATTTGGCCAGCGGTGCAACCACCCTATGCCGCACATGGGCGATCATGCGCAGCGATGGCGCTGTGTTTGGTTTTACCGATCATGATGTCAATCTGACCTTCGAGGGGATCACCTTCAAGGCGGATAGCGGCCTGACTGCTATGGCATTGGCGCAGTCCACCGGCCTTGCGGTGGACAACACCGAAGCGATTGGTGCGTTGCGCGATGCCGCGATCAAAGAGGCCGATATCGAGGCGGGTCGGTTCGACGGGGCGGAGGTGCGTGCGTGGCTGGTCAATTGGGCCGATGTGAGCCAACGCGAGATGCAGTTTCGCGGCTCCATCGGGGAATTGCGCCGCACCAATGGCGCATTCACGGCCGAATTGCGCGGCTTGACCGAAGCCTTGAATCGTCCGTTGGGACGGGTTTATCAAAAGCCCTGTAGCGCAGTTTTGGGTGATCGTGCCTGCGCATTTGACCTCACCGCCGCAGGGTATTTTGCGGAACTGGCTGTCGAGGCAGTCGAGGAACGGCAGGTGTTTCGCTTTGATGCCTTAACCGGTTTCGATGACGCCTGGTTCGCGCGCGGGCGGTTGATCGGCCAAAGCGGGGCCTGTGTCGGGCTAAGCGGCATGGTGAAACGCGATTACTTCGATGAGCAAACCCGGGTGATCGAGCTCTGGGCTCCGATGCGGGCACCGATTGTTGCGGGCGATATGATCCGGCTCGAAGCGGGGTGCGACAAACGCATGGAAACCTGCCGTTTGAAATTCAATAATATCGCGAACTACCAAGGGTTTCCCGACCTTCCTGGTGATGATTGGACGGTTGTTCCGCCCAGCCAGAGCGGCATTTCAGGCGGCGGGAGCCCTCGCTGATATGGTGCAGGTTGGGGATCATATCGTTTCGGCGGCGCGTGGCTGGATTGGCACGCCCTACCGACATCAAGCCAGCGTCAAAGGTGCGGGCACCGATTGCCTTGGCCTCTTGCGCGGCGTCTGGCGTGAGGTGCTGGGCGCGGAGCCGGAACCCGTTCCGGCCTATACGCAAGACTGGTCGGAGCCTCAGGGCGACGAAGTTCTGTGGCGCGCGGCCACTGCGCATCTTGTTCTCAAGCGCCGTGATGATCCGGCGCCCGGCGATGTTTTGCTGTTTCGGATGCGGGCGGGTGCGGTGGCCAAACATTTGGGCCTTCAAGGCCACGTGCCGCTGACCGGCGGCATGCCGACATTTATTCACGCCTATTCAGGTCATGCGGTGGTTGAAAGCCCGCTGAGCCTGCCATGGCAGCGCCGTATCGTGGCGCGTTTTGCTTTTCCTGAGGAGACTGTGTGA